ATTTTCTTTGCCATAATAGCCTCCTGTTTTTATGCTGCGGGAGTAATCTCAGGTTTTCCATTGCTCATAATATCGAATTCCAACGGTGCCACAGCTGTAGAGTCTCCTGCTCCAATGTTCTTTACGTTCACGACTGCTCCGGCAAACAGCACCACGGTTCCGTCGGGGAATGTCCACTGGACATCTTTCTCTGCAGAGCGACCGTTTACCCACGCAAGTGCTGCTACAGCATCATTACCGGCATCTCCTACGTTACGTTTCGCAGTTACGGATATGGTAACTCCCTTACTGGTAAGCAGGCGTCTCACCCATCCTTTTTCTGTAAACGGATGCCATTCCTCTACTCCATTATCGAAAGATACACTGAATGTCTCGCAGTCCGCAATATCAACCATTTTCTTTTCGACACCGCTTGCTGCCGCATTGATCTGGAACTGGTTTTCATAGCATGGATATACTCCTGTAATAGGTGTGCTCATTCTTTTTCACCTTTTCCTTTCTCATAAATAACAGCCATCTCTATGACCCATTCGCAGATACCGGCATCATCTTTTCCGACATCCTGCGGTTCATAAAGAGGCTGTATAAATTTTATCAACTGATTGTTGACCGTTACATTTCTTGCAGCCTTCACCGCATCAAATGCTGTCATGGCTGTCTTTTCTGACTCTCTCGGCGAATTATTCCAGTGAATCAACAGGGTGACATATTTTGTCCCGTAAGATACAAGTTGTGGTCCTCCTAATGCTGTCTTATACTCCTGCTGATGTTTGCTGTTATAAACACCGATGGACTTCTCCTGCTTGTCCGGCAGGCTTCCCATATATACATGGTCTGCCAGTTCAATGGATTCCACATAATCCCGCACATCCGATAACATCATAATCCGGCAATCCTCCTGTATATTTGTTTGTATGCCTTTTGGCAGTACTCTGATTTCTTCCCAGAGATCCAGTCCTCATACCATTCGCCTCTTGCATTCGGATTCTCCGTCTTCTGGAAATGATATTCCGGGTGAAAATAAAGCCGTCTTGCATAGGATGTGCTAGATATGATACTGACTTTTCCCTGGCTGCTCTCCGAATAATCGACAAAAGTGCTCTCGTTTTGCAGATTGCCGGTATCCCTTGGGAACACCTGTGCCTGCACCACATTGGTATGTAATGCCTCGGCGGTCTGCTCTAAAGCCATCACCTGTGCTCTCGTCAATTGTTGGATCTTCGGAAAATTCAGCTTTACTGTGGAGTTTACACTGATCATACCAGTAGCACCTCCGTATAGTTGACTGTTCCGTCCGGGTTTCTCGCCTTACGCCCTTCCAGAATCCTGCGCTTACCCCCAAATATCACAGCACTTCCTCCGGATATAACCGGAAGCTCCGGGCAAATATCTCCTGAAAACAATGCTGTTCCTGTAATCTCTATCAGTTTCTTCTCGGCTGTCAGCACAGTCTTGGCTTTGTCCTGATAGTTACATTTTCCGGAATATTCCACCGGCTTCAATGGCTCCCCGTATTTGTTCAGTCCTTCCTGATCTATCGCAACAGAGATATCTGTCTTGCATAATCTTTTGGGCACCAGACACGGATATTTCATGGAATCACCTCGCAATTCTGCAACACAGACCCGTCTGCATCAGCAACGAATAGACATCCCGCTTCATGGCAATACCTTTTTCCATGAAAACATTCCAGGAACTTCCAAACTGTGCGGATACTCCATTTATGCTATAGCCGGATAAAATCGTATTGATTTCATCTGCATTCTCATATTCGAAATCTGCCTGCATGCAGACAACCTCTTTGATGGTCTCCTTTTGAAAAGCTGTCATATGGTCGAATCCTGCTGCCACAATCCGGTTAAATGTCAGACTGTCAATATGCCGGGAGGCCTGACGAAGTGCTCTTTCAAGCTCTCCGTCAGGAATCACGCTGCCATTATAGCTATCTTTATATTCTTCTTTTCTTACATAAGGTTTGTATGACATATGCCATCCTTACTCCCCGGTATACTCCGTGGTATCCACATCTACATAAACGCTATCCACTTTATTGTCACGTCCATTCGGGAATACAAAGGTATCAGACAGAGATCTGTTCTGGTACAGGTATCCGTCTCCTTCTGTATGTGTTCCGGGATTGAAATAATAGATAGAAGCAATCTTAGGAACTGTCTTACAGGTCTGTCCGCATGCCACCAGTACATTGATCTTATGAGCTCCGGTTACCGCTTCGATATTATGAGTGCTGTCTGCTGCAACTTTTTTCAGCGGAGCAAATCCACCCTCAGCAGGCTCCCAGTCGAAAGCATCATAGAAACGCTCATCGTCGATAACTTCCATGATGGGTACACCATCGATGTCCGTTACTCTGGTCTCGATGCCGATACCACCCTCAGCGATCTGTGTAAGTTCAATTTTACGGGTAAACTCTGTGGACTGCTCCAGTGCATCCATAATAGGACTGGCCACATACATAAGCAGGCTGCCATTTGCCTTGTACCGTCTCAACTTACCTTTTGCAAGTATATCCTTCAGCATTCCGAATACCTTTGCCTTGGTATAAGCAGAAATAGCAGTCTCGCTGTGGTATCCCTCTGTCTTCTGTGCCACCTGTGCCACACGGGAGAAGAACAGTGCATCTGTCTCAGGCACTACCTGAGTCTGTTCAAAGGTTTTGGAAATCTTCTGCATGGATGCTGTTGCGTTGGTCTCATCCACATCTGCCTTGTCTACCAGGAACTGAACGTCTCTGTCATGGCTTACCGTAAAAGGAACATCTGTCTGATCGAAGGATCCCGTGTTCCAACCACCGGTTCTCTTGTGATTCTTATAACCTGTGGTGCTCATCTGTGTAAAGTGGAATGTCTTCGCATCCAGCCATCTTACATTAGATGTAATAAAGGGAGATGTTAACGCTCCCTGCATCAGGATCTGCAGGAGTTCAGGACTCCACTGCTGTGCATAGTTTAAATTAGGCATATCTTATACCTTCCTTTCCTTAGTTCCACCGGTTCCATCTTTTGGTCGGTGTCTGTGTCTGTTGTACAGTCGCCTGCTGCGCATGCTGCGAAGGATCTCCTCCTGTTCCCACATGAAGGAAACCGGTAGTATCTGTCTCCTGCGGCTTTAATGCAGGAATATCCTCCAGCACCTTATTCAGCGCTTCCGTAAGTTTCTCGTTACTGATCTTTCCATCCTGTCCTACTGCCTGGCTGAAATCTGCCATCTTCAGTACATAGGGAATGGATGTTACACTGATTCCCAGTCCGACTGCTGCCATCGTCGCTGCCTGTTGGATCTGTGCCTGTCTTGCCTCAGCTGCTGCGGTTGCAGCCTGTTGTTGCAATGCTTCCACATTCGGCTGGTTTGCCGCCTTCTGTTCCTTGAAGGTTGCTATAGCCTGTTCCACCTCCTGTTGGGAAAGCCCCTGCTGCTTGAAATAGGCTTTCAATGCCGTATCCTCTTTTGCCGCAAGCGTTCCATCCAACATCTGCTGGATTTTTCCATAGTCAATCTGCGGTGCTACATTCTGCTGTGACTGCTGATCAGTCTGTTCTCCTGACGGTGCTCCGCCCTGGCTCCCATCAGGGTTTAAGAATCTTCTTAAACATAACGTACTCCTTTCCATTTTGAGGGTGTCACCCTTACTGCGATCCATTGTCTTCGGTGTCTCCGGCCACGCTGCAGTTTATTGCCTTGCTCGTGTTTGGGCATATAAAAAACACCTTGTTACAGGTGTTCTCATCCATTTCAATATTCAGTTGCACTGGTGCAATTTTACTTTTATGTATAAAAATACCACCGGTCCGATGGCTGGTGGTATTTTCACTATATTTTCATTCCATGCTCTTTTGCATACCTCTGTTCTTCCAGAAACGCCTCATAGTCTGCTCGCGCGCTTTCAGGCATATCATCACGCACACCTATCATATTTCCAGTTTCTTTATCCGTAACAATGTACTTCCAGAATTCCGCATCTTCATATTCTGTCATCTCAATTCCTCCTGTAAAACTTTTATGATTTGCCGTGATAATATTGATGCTTCAAAGCCATTCATATAATAGTCTTTAACAGCCTCCCCAATAGTCTCGGATTCGTCCGTTAACGCATAGTTTGATATTTCGCTTCTCAGTGATTTAAGTGATTTATTTGTTCGAAGTCTATCATACGCTCTTTTAACAATATCTTTTGCATATTTTCCCGTTACATATAGTTCTATAACCTCATCTTCCGAACATTTCAAATTATTTTTATGGATCAGGGCCAGTTCAAGAAGATGACCTGCTTCATGATACCCAGTTCCAATCAGTTTTACTGTCGGCTTATGATAATATCTACTGCTCAACACAAGTTCACCGTTTGGCAGGAATCCCGCTTTCCCTTTGTCAGATACATTAATTCCAGAAAAATATACCTTTGCATTTTGAAAATCAGCAATAACTTTTTCAAGCTCTGTTAATGTCAATCCAACCTGTCGGATATCCAATTCCCTTACATCCCTATCAACCTTTCCATTATACTCTTCTTCTATATACTTTTCTAGTCCCTCAGTATTTTCAAATCGTTTTGTAGCTTCTATATTCCATTCTCGCGAGCGTTCGGCATATACTCTTTTGTTTTCTGAATCAATAGAATACTTTGCAAGCCGATCATACTTTTTCTCCTGTCTCTCTGCATATTGCTGTCTTGCCTCCTGTCTGTTCTGCTCCTCTATATCTTCTATATCCTTTTTGCTGTATTCATTATCCAAATCTTCCAGTTCTGGGAAATAGGTCGTATGGCTATCCTTACACCTGGGATGATAAAGCCCTGCTGCTATTGCCGCGCTCATCAGGGGATATGGTCCATCCTTGGCGCTTCCACCGCTCCATACATCATCGATCAGTATCTTACCAACAAACGGTAAACACTTGGGGCAGGGATTTCCACGCTTATTCATGATCACCGTGGATATCCCCCATTCCTGCCTTTTCTGCCCTTCCCCCTGCAGGTATGCACGCTTACTGGCTGTCCGTATTGCCATGTCCGCATAGTCTGCCAATGTGTGTCTGGATCCATTGGCATATTCCACACAGTTAAGACCAGCGGCAATGAAATCCTTTGTAGCCATGTCTACCGCCTTCTCATAAGTCCCTGCTCCACTGTTGGCATATACCTGAGCATTAAAAATAATCTTGCGATATTGGTCATTTGCCATGCGCAGGACAGCTGTCTCGGCCTTTTCCATGTCTGATGTGGTCGCCCAGATCAGCGCCTCCAGCTTCCTCTGGTTCAACCGGAAGAATGCCGCCGATGCTCCCGGACTTACTCTTCTTGCCGGGAAACCTTTCTTTATAGCCTCCAGTATGGCTATCTCCTGCTCCATATCTCCTTCATCCCTGGCAGTACTGATCAGTGCTTCAATTCGGTTATTGATATCCTTGAATTTCGCACCGAACCGCTCCTGATTCTCTTTTCTATACTTTTCCAGTGCCCGGAGTTGTTCTGCCTGCCACATGGACCACTGCTTGTCCTCATCGATTTCCTCAATCTTATGTCTTCGCATATTCCGGATCATGGAAGCAATGAGTTCATTCTCAATAGCTTCGAATGCTGCTCCGATATCATATTCTGAATTTATCTTAGGCATCTAATCACCTGCCGTTTGCATATACCTTGAATCCCTGGCTTTTAAACTGTCTGGTCAATGTCTTGATCTGCGTGACGCTGGTACAATGATCACATCGGAGTTCCGCATAATTACCTTTTTCCACTGCATAGATTCCTTTCGGGACCTGCTCACTGGCCACCTTCAGGAGCCCCTGGTATTCCTCCCGGTTCATCCGGTATGTTTTTTTCGCTACTTTTACTTCCATCACTGCCTCCTGTAAATCCGTTTATCCTGAATTCTCCTGCATCCGTCCTGATTTCCGGCTCCGGAATACTCTGAATACCCTGCTCTGCCTTGAGCCTTGCGATCTCTTCCTTTTTGCAATCATCATCCAGACTGTCACCATACAATTCCTCCACACAGCGCTCAATGCTCATGATTCCGCTCTGCTTTGCCTTACCAACTGTTTCCACCTGAGATTCAAATGAAGGATTGGCATATTCTCCAAATGGGAGATTTACCTCTACACTTTCCACTGCCTCATTCTTCATCAGGTGATATGCGTTGATACACATGGATACTACCTGTGGCAATACTGTCTGAAGAGTTTCCACGATAATATTTCTTGTGTACAGCGTTGTTTTTTCCTTTTCACGCTGCGCTTCTGCATTATCCAGTTTTTTTACATCAATCCCCAGTGTAGAAGGACTGATGATCCCCTGCAGGCAAAGGTCCAGTGCCGTACAGTAGGAAGCCTGATAGCTGTCATGAGGAATGCTCGGCTGGTCTGTACTGATTACGTTTTTCTGCCCTTCGCGCTGGTCTCCTTCTGCTGCAAAATATCTGTTATCGAACGGATTTGGTGTTATCGCAGCTCCTGTTTCCGGATCCCTCGGAACCAGACAGTCCGGAATATATGTTTTGGCTCTTCCTGCTCTCAGTGCATCCATCCACTGGCTCCATACTTCATCCAGCGCATCATAGCTGTCCACCTTTCCGTCAAAGATGCTTCCGCCACGTCCTTCATATTTTGCCGACTTATAGAACATCATAGGCACCGCCAGCATAACGCTTTTATCGAAGGTCACGTCTTCCAGTGAATCGGTTATCTGTAATGTAGTCAGCGGAACCTGTCTGTTATCCAGATACAGTTCGTTCTTTACATACCCATATCCATATATCTCATTGAGCACATATGTCTTGCCTCCTCCGCTGTATGGTGTCTTAAATATTACTTCCCTGACCTTGTCCTTTTTCCGGATGATTTCGACACGATCCCCGGCATACCATTCTAAAATAGGATACTTACTGAGCTCTGTATCAATGGACACTTTAAAAGCCCCGTCTCCGATATACAGCGTCTCTTTGATTGCATCCTCTATCTTATCGGCAAAGTTATTATTCTCAGGCTTTGCAATGTCTTTCCATATCTGTTTCTGCTTTTGATTCTCTGAGGAAAATTCAAATTCCCCCATATCCGGAAGGACTACTGCTGCCAGAGTTCTCACCGTAAGCGCCGGAACACCTGTGTGGATCTTGCGCATTTCCATCCCCGGTGTACTCTTGCTGGACCAGAATTTATATTTATCTGCATATTCCGCATTCTGCTCATAGAACTGCTCCAGTTCGTTGCTGTCACCACGATACCAGATGCGGTTTCGGATCGCATTCCCCTCGAAGTCCATCATCTCATTGATATTGAACACATAGGGATTCGCCGGAGAAACATTCAGCCAGCTCCGTATACCTCTTTTGATATTCTCATTTATCTTTTCCATCAGGTTCACCTCTGTTTATCCTCCTCGAATCCAATCATATTCCGGTATGGAATCCATCCGTACTGGTTTGCATTGATCGTATGGTCGTTCTTATCCTCCGGTACCGGAACATCCTCTTCCTCGTCCCATGAATAGCGTTCCAATTCTGAGATATGGTTTGTACAATCCTCAACTACCAGATAGCAGTCTTGCTGGATCCATCCCAG